TACTAATCCTTTTGATGGTAATTCAATTGTTTCCGTTGGAAAATCAAATTTTGATGCCTCTACCTGTTTAGGTGTTGGGGTTTGTTGTGCAATATTAACTTCTGCCATAACTTTATACTTTTTTTAGTTTGTATATATAAATACATTAAATTAAAATTTTTGAAAATAAAAAAACCCCCACCATTTCTGATGAGGGTTGTCCTTCGGTAGCTTCCGTAAGGAATATTTTTAGAATTCTAAGATTGCGTAATCGTAAGCCAAAGATAATTCGATAGTTGCAGGTTCGTTTGAATCGAATGAAACATCACCAAAGTTTGCACTTACAATAAATGCTCCTTTTAGTTTCCATTGTTCAATCTTATCTCCAACAGGTCCTAACATATAGAAATCTATATCTTTTTTATAGAAATCTGCATATCCACGTCTACCAGTAATTGATTCATGACCTAAACGTACCCACTCCATTACCGCTTGTGCTCCAGATGGAACAATTGGGTCATACAATGTTACAGTTATATCCTGCCACTCACCCTTACCTTGCAACTTTCTTTTGATGTTGATGTGGTCTAACACAATTGGTTCAAAGTTAATTGAAGGTCTAGCTGCCGCTTTAACCATATATGAAGGAATTCCATCGATTTCCATCACATATCTATTTTTCATCTTAGGTTCGAAGTTCGTATAGAACATCTTATCAAACTCTAGTATTTCTGCCATTTTATTATCCTTTTTATTATATTAATAAATATCTACTTTGTTGTTTTTTGTATTATGCGTTAAAACTTGCTCCAGTTGGTAAGATATTGAAATCCACTACAATGAATTCCGCTGTCTTAGCCGGTTGTAAGAAAATTTGTCCAGCCATAATATTTCTATCAATTACATCAGGTGTATTGTTAGTTTCATCCATCACAACTCTGAATGCGTATAAACCTTGTCTTTGTTGAATTGCCTCTAAATAAGGGTTTACAGTGTTTAAGAATCGTGCTCTAGTTGTTGCTGTGTTTTGTTCGAACACTAAGAAACGAGAAGTAGATGCGATGAACTTCTTAACAGTGATAAGTAATCTTCTTACGTTGATTCTATCTAATGCAGATGCTCTATCTTGCAATGTCTTCTGTCCAAATGCCACAATACCTTGTCCAGGGAATGCTGCGATTGGGTTTACTTTGTTCTCATATAGAGTATCTCTTTCAGAGTGTGTTAATCTATTCAATACACTAACTGCTCCAATAATACCACCTCTATTCAAACCAGCAGGTGCGAACCATTCAGCTGCCAATCTATCGTTTGCAGCGAATACAGCCGGCATCAATACTGATGGTGGAACTGGTATTAATTTGTTTGTGTTAGCATCTACCGTCTTAATCCAAGGGTAGTAAGTTGCTACATAGTTAGAATCTACTTCGTTTGCTTTTTCAGTTGCTTCGGTTATAGATGCATTTACATTTACAAAATCAGCGATATAAAAACAATCTTGTCTATCTTCAACCATATCAATTACTCTATTAGTAATAGTTGGGTGTAAAGAACGAATAATACCAGGAGTTACAACTAAATTGATATCGTATTCATCTGCATTTGATATAGCGTTGATTGCTTTAGTATATGCAATTGAACCATTATCAGCTGCTGTAGCACAATTAAATCCTTGTGTGTTTGCTGCTGTTATTGGTGTGCTTATATTAGCCTTTACGGTTGGGTTTAAACCATCAAATCCATATTGGAATCCTAATACAAATTGTCTATGAACCATATCAGATGATGCAGAACCAGAAAGACCCATAAATATACCATTCGAATCAAATGCAAATATAGTGTTTGCTCCAGTTTGTGCACCAACAGGTATTGGTTTTAAATATTGTTTGTTATCATCAGATACACCAGTTGTTTCGAAATCAAATCCACTAAAATATAATGGAGATGATGATGTATTAACTACCGAACCAGTTTGATATACTACCGCTGGTATTTGGTTTGCTTGTGCATCATTTGTTGCTTTAATTGGGTTTGTATATGCCCCATGTCCAAATGGTGCTGCTGAAATTGGATTTCCAACACTGTTTGGTGCCATTTCAACTCTTACGAATTTTGACCTGTTAGTGTAATCGCCATATTCCGTTATTTTACCAGAAGGTTCAATTACATTATATCTATCACCAATTCTTTTAGCAATATAGTTAGGAGAAGCAGGGTCTAAGTTTACATTATTATACGTTTCAATAACACTCTTTCTCTTATCAGTATCACCGAATGAACGGATTGTTACAGTAAATGTAGAGTAATCAGTTGAACCATCTTCACCAGCTGCTTTTACATTTGAAATACCAACTTTAAATTTAGTATTATATACAGTACCATGTCCTAAAGTTACAAATTTGAAAAGGTCATATCTTTCACCACTAATCAATTGAGATTTAACCATTGGAGTTTCCGCTGTTTCAACATCTTCATATACTTGAGGTGGAAATGATGCAGTAGATACTACAATATTGTTTTCAATAGAACCAGTATATAAAGCTGCAATGTTTTCAAAATAATTGTATGTATAAGCAACTTTAGCTCCAAATGGAGATTCACCAAACACATCTGCTAAATCATTAGTAGCTGTTGGTAGGATTGATGCAGATACGTTTGTAGCAACCGTCAAATTGTTGATTACAAATGAACCATCGGTTGCAGAGTCACTAACTATCGATGATGTTGCAAATCCAACACCCTCATCACCATTAGCTGTTGAGTATAATACTCCAACAAGTTTAGTTCCGATTGAAGCGGATGAACCAGATGCAAAAATACCTAAAGGTGCAACTTGGGTGTAACCACCAATACCACCAACTCTTACGATGGTAGCCGTTCCAGCTTCTCTTAAATAGTTTTGTACTGCGTGTTCAGTATAATAAGTTCCATCAGGAGTTCCGAAGATTTCTTCAAACTCTGATTGCGTTCTAACAATAGTAGGAACGAATGCAGGTCCTTGTTTAAAAGGTCCTATAAATGCTGCTCCAATTTCACCAATTCCTTGCGCTAAGAAGGATAGGTCATTTTCTCTTGTGAATACGCCAGGTGATACGATTCTTTCTGCCATTTTATTTCTTCAATTTGTATTTTAGGTTTGTATTTGCTAGTATGAAATACAGATATAAATATAAAGAAAATATCCAAAACACAAATTTGTTTATAAATCTGCACTTTGGATATTTAACAATAAAAATTTTATATTTTTAAACAGGTGCTCTCTCAGCGGCCGGTAATGTTGCACTACCAGATGTTGGTGACCACGGTAAATCCATTTCACTTACATCCAATGATACAAATTTAACACTATCTATTTGTTTTTGAATTTGCTGGTTGATGTGATTCATATAATTTGTGCTAATATCAGAACCGCTTACATAATTTGTAATCCATCCTATTACTAATTCTTCAGTTAAATCTCTATAATCAACAAATCCATCACCATTTAAATCTTGATGTGAAAATGGAGTTGCTCCGGTGAATGTACCTGCATTTCCATCTTCATCAGTACCAGTAACTTTCCACTGTGTACCAACTATAACATCAGTTAAAGTTGATGTATTTTGTTTTTTAAGACCTGTTAATTTCCATTCGTATGTTAATCCCATAATTTGTTTATTTAGTAATAAATATTATTTTTTTTTATTTTAATCTTCCAACGAACCACTATAATAGTCAGTAGTTAAAAGATGTCTATATGCTTGTTGTAAATCACTATATTCCGATGGTACTTCCAAAAAGAAGCGACAATGATGGTCCATACCAGCTGTACCAATACTTACACCATGTGGATTATCCGCCGGATTAGTTCCTACAAATCCTATTGGTCTACTATCAGATTCTCTAGCAGCTTTATCTTTCCAAACAGTAACTGCTATTTCAGCAACATATCCAGCTTTCCAATAAACTTCTTTTCCTATATGATTTGCCCCAAACGTTACTAAATTTGGTCTAGTTGGGTCATACGGTGCAGGTATATCTGCTGCTCGTTTATCAATTTTTACGGTTGTAACCACATGATACGCATTCGGTACAGTTAATCCGGTTCCTGGTAATTCGTAATCTCTTATAAGTGCCATAATTTATCCTTTATTATTAAATATAAAATCTTTAATTTTTTGTAATTCTTCTTTTAGT